ATAGCAATTATATGTCAACCCCCGATTTTTAATGACTTCAAAAATTTCTTCTTATACTGTCGGGTTAACGGTATCTCACCGTATTTTAAAAAGTATGCCAACTCGGTCATTGTAAACGAGTTTTTGAGCATTAACCACTTTTGATAAATGTGGCATCCTTTGAATTGCCAAATATTACAGTCCATTAATTTCATACATTTTATGCACGGGCTTTCTTTCATTTAAAGAAATTCATTCCATATTGTTCGTCGCCGATTTTTGCTTCTTCTATTGCCTTATCTATCCCACCGCAATCATTATCCAATTCAAACCCTTTGACTTGTGCAACGTTTTCTTTTAATTGTGCAATTGCATCATCTATCGTGTTGCCTAACCCGATTACAGAACATATCGAACTAAACCCGGGTAATGCATAATACTGATTGTCTTTTTTCATCATACGCCGAAACTTGACGTATTGTCTTATGCTTTCCGGGAACTCCACTTCAAGCCAATGTTCATTTGCCCATTCGCTATCAAGCCCGACACCTGCACCATACTTATATTTGCTTTCAACTGCCGGCATGTTACCTTGTAATGCACCCCATAACAGCTCTGGGAAGTTTGTTATTATTTCCATTTCAACAGCAGTCGGGCATGGCATACCAGCCCGGATTGTCGGGTCGATTAAATACCCATCATTATTTTTGTCTACCATTACTTCTGTACTATATAGCGACTTGATTTTATATTCTGCAAACCACGGGCTTAATGCTTCGTTTACTTTCAATACCGGGGTTGGAATCTCTTTATTATTCATGAGTTTGGCAATATAGCCTCGCCCTTTTAATTCGTAAGCAAATATGCCTTTGTCCGGGTACTGCCCGTTTGATACAAGCCCGTCATATCCCGGTTCTATGCCCTCAATTCCGTCTTCAACTACAAATTGTACTTCGCCCATTTTAGCACCCATAATATTACGCATGACATTAAAATGTAATTTATTACTGTCTTTATCTTTATAGTGGAATGTTTCTAAATCTCCTCTAAAGCCGTTTAACTTAATAAATTTGTTTTTTTTGTCGTCGAGGTATTCAACTAAATTGTCAAGTCCGGTTATTGTCACCGTATTCTGTGTAGGAAGTCCAGCTTGTTCTTGAACAGCACGACCAAACGGCCTGTCAGTCTCCAGCTTCTCTGCATATCCGCCACCAAATACAGGATAGCCCTTGTCTTTTAAATACTCTATTATATCACAGCAGTAAGTATCAAAAAAGTATATGCCGTCAACATGGTCTACATAATCCCAGAACGATTGTACCCGGGTAACATTATAGTCTAATAACCCATCACCGATTAATGATTTTTCGCTTTTAGGGAATGCATCAGCCCAGGGCACATAATACAGTACCTGCCCGAACTTCTCGCCCATTTTCAGGGCAAGTTCAATTGACAAGCCTAAATCATAAATAAGTATTTTTTTGTTACTCAAATCGGTCATAATGTAAATCCTGTATCAATATATGCGTTATTTTTGTTTGGTAAATCGTCAAGTTGATATTCGTCATCAACTGTTACTGGTATAATTCCGCACCGGCAACGCCAACCGTTTGGCGGATAGCAACCTTTAGACGGGTCGCCCACTCCGTCAAACCAGCTATTCCATATACTATCTGTTACGGCAAATATTAGTCCGTCAAATGCTTTGTGATTTGGTCGTACCCGGTCATCGTCATCCAGGATAGTACTATACTGGTATGCTTCTACATAATTTTGTAGTATCGGGTCTTCCATAAATGAACGCAAGCCTTGATTATACGCCTTGTTGGTAAATGTATCTGCAATAGCGTCTATGCGGCCACCAGTATAAAAATCCTCGTTTACCTCACCTGTTTTGAAATACGTGCTTTCAAGGTCGCCCATTATTAAATCAACTGTATGCTTGCTATCATACCCATTATCAATTGCCTGATATAACCGTGGCTTTATAACCGACAGCAATTTGTCCTTTTCAGCACCGGCGATATTATATGCAAGCCCCTTGATGTATTCCAACGCCTTTGTTGGCTTCATATTCCGTAAATCCATTTGCTTAAAATACAATACGTCACTGAATTTCTTGCTTTTCTCTTTGCGTTTGACTATCATTTTCCGGGCATCACGCATCCCGTCATTAAAGGAACGTTCAAGAGCATCAGCAAATAACTGCTTCATGTCAGTTAGATTCGAGATTACAAGTTTGTCAATGCCCTTGACGTTCTTGTCTTTTATGATTTTCTTTGTTTCTATTTGCTTCAGCAAATCCTCTAATTGCATTTCTATGATTTTGTTTGCCTTTATCGTTATGTCCGATACCCCAGCATCAAGTTTGTCCTTTAATTCCGTGAAATTAACTATTGATTCGTAAGGGGTCAGGGTTCGCCGTTTAACGCCTGTAAATACACTTTCGGTATATTTCTCTGTAAGTGAGGTTTGAGCCGCAGGAATAACAGGAACCGTTCCACTGTTGTTGTTTGGCTGTTCTTCTGGCAAGAGGTCAACCTCTTTAAACCCGGTTGCACGTCTAATCTGGTTTTGGTCTTCAAGTGTAGGCTTCAATACATTTTTCGTTACCGCATCTATATATTGCTTTATGCTATCGGTATTGCTTTCAAGTGAGTTAAATTTGAAATATGGGTAATTCTGCTGTTTACCAAAATTCACATCAATTAATTGCTTGATTACCTGCCTATTGATTGCGTCTTCGCTTAATGATTCGCCAAGCATATTCTCGTACATAAGTAAAATATCAAAATGGGTTTGACTTAATGCATACGAGCCTTTACCACCGCCACCGCTGGATGTCAATGTCTGTCCGAGTATTGACTCACGATATTGGTCGTCAACATATTGACATAAGTCTTTATACAGTGTCCCAGCACTGGTTGAATTGGCTTCAAACTTGTCCAGTTCAACACCGGCTGGCATAATGAAACCCGTTTCAACGCGCAACTGTTTCAATATGGTCAATAAATCCTTTTTGGTTGCTTCGTCCGTTCCTGCGGGAACTTTAAATATCGGGTGGGGCAATCCAAACCGTTCCAAATATATGCCCCATGACTTCATTGTCAATTGCTTCAAATACCAAAAATCGTATAATGCCCGGAGCCGTGGCTTACCCCAAACATTTTCATATTGTTCATCCCACGAGTATATTACAAATTTCTCGATATCATACGGCTCACTATAATGCAAGCCACTTACATTTATTATTGCAACTGGGTTATCAAAATCGTCTGTCTTGATATTGAAATACTTCGGGTTTTTGTTCTTTATTGCTACTAACTGATATTTGCCGTTCCATTTGTTGCGCGGGTCGTCAATGACTGTCCATACCTTTTCTGATATTGATACGCCGTTATTTACCGCGCCCATAAGTTTATACAATACGCTATTAAATGATTTGTGCATATTGTCCAAATTCCATTGAATAAATTCCTGAAGCATCAAATCGTGTTCTGATTCGCCACCGGCATTGACAGACCAGCCGGAAGAATTGCGTATTACCTTGAACGCATTTATTGTGCTTTCAAGTTTTGGGTCTGTATCCATCATTTTTTGGTATATTTTTATGCCTTTTTTTGTGAATAAGTCGTCAGGATTGTATGCGACTAAATCAATTTTTTTATATATTGCCGTTTCGTCTATTGCCAACTCAACGTCAACTATTGGCGGTTTGTTTTCTGCTGTCCAAAACTTACTGTGTAAAACTTGGTCAAGTAATCCCATAAGGACTAACCCCCTATTTTAAATAAAATTCTAATCAATGCTATGTCGGTTATAACCGTAAACAACATTGATATAATTGTCAATGCGATAAATACGCCTGCTTCTAATTTGCTACTGGTCAATGCCAGTTTAATTTTGTTCTGCCAATATAACCAAATTAGTGTTATCATATTAATCGTTTAAATTATTAAATGCTTCTGAGCTTTGTAGCCTGCCAGCACTAATAAATTCTTTTTTTATGTTCTTAAACGCAGTCCTGTCAACAGGCGTATGGCTGTGAACAGCATATCTGCCGGCATCAAGTAAATGGTCGAGGAATTTCACGGGCTCATCTAACTTATTGCCCATATGGTCTACTTTCCATTTATATGCGTTTGCTTCTTTATGTAAATGAACATCGCTTGATAAATAACAAATCTGTTTGCTTTTAACTGTGTCAATGCCTTTCATTACGTCTTTTACTGCCGGCTTAACACAATTAAATCCCGCCTTACGTATTTCCTCGATTCGCTGTGGCTCGGCGCTATCGCAATATATACTGGCGTTGCGATTGGGTATCTTTTGTTTCATAATATCTATTAATGCCGTATTTGTCAACCCCGATTGATACAACAGCGTCTGCCAATAGTGGATATTGTCCTTTACGCTGTCCTTGATTATTGCCGTTGGATTATTAAACCCAAAATCAACACCGTATATTTCATAGTCAAATGCTTCGGGCAATATATCAATTTCTTGAAAATGTGTATATACCAGGTCACCGGCTTTTGCCCACTGCCCTAATGCGTATATGTTATAATATGCCGGGTCTTCTGTCTTCAATTCCTGCAATGTGTCAATATACTCATCATTAACAAACGGGTTGTCTTTATATGTGCTGTGTATGATTTCAACGCCTGGAGTGTCAACTAAGCCGTGTATCCAGCACTCTACAGGATTCAATAACATGAATATCCGGGATTTGTATTGCTTATCTTTTACACCTCGATATAGCCTTGTCTTACAAAATGTAAAATCTTCTTTGATAAACTCGTTTGCTTCTTCTAATCCTATATCGTTCCAGTCTGTTGACTTTATCCGTTCTCGGTTATCCATGCCGGCAAACCTTACCTTACTTTTAAGTGACGGTATTTCATATACCAAATCGCTTTTGTTATCGTATGCCTCATAATAATTATTGCTGTCTTTTAATATCTGCATAAATGTAATGTATGTTGACAGTTTCAATGACTGGCGGGTTTTACGCATTAATAATAAATTGTAGTTTTTACGTTTCAATAGATTATCAAATATGAAGTATTGGCATATTGAGTATGATTTGCTTGAGCCTGCACCACCTAAATTTATGATGTATTTTGATTTGCTTGCCTGATTACGCCGATAAACGTTTGTAACCTCAATTTCCGTTGTTGTCTTCATTCTTGCCTGCTTCTATTTCAATTATGTCCTGATTTTCCCGAGCCCGGGGCTTCGCATCCTTGATTACAACCACATTGATATTACCTTGATTTGTGTCCAATTCCTTATTATGCTGTTTCCATTTATCACGTTGTCTATTACATAACCAAAATATGCATGCCGTTATGTTCCCGGATAATGCCTGCTTATATAATGATGTCTCCACTTTTTTGTCGCCAATTCCTTTGGAATGTTTTATGGTATCGGTTAACCCATTTGATTTTATAGCGTCTTTTAATGTTGCATATGGTAGACGTATTATCCGGGCTACCTCTTCATCAGTACAACCTATCTCGTATAATGCAACGATTAGGTTTTTTTCTTGTTCATTGAATATGTGTTTAGGTTTTGACATATAGTATATATATTATTATTTATAATATCCCTTGACCATGTCAATATCAATGATGCCTTTGTCATTTACGAAAACTGTTAAGTTTTCAATGTAATTTTTTTTCATATTATTAAATATATTCCCAACTTGTCATAATTCTTCCTGTTAGTGAATTTTGTTTATAAATTAACGTTTCATTGTGCATTTGTTTTCCGAACATTTTTAATTTCCATTTTTTGCTTTTTTGGAAATAATTTATTAATGCTGTATTTGAAGTATTAATTATATATCTATATTTTTTTTGTATATAAATATTGCCAATAAATTCTAATAATTTATTTCCCAATCCTATTCCTTGATAATCGGGCAATACGACTAATCTATGAACTCTTTTATAATTATTTACTATTGGGTGTGGAAAATGTTGAATTGCAATAAAAGATACTGGTATTTTATTTATAGTTCCCATATAGCATTGACATGTTTTTGAAAGTTCATGGTTCAAATAATGATATTTCCTAAATATTGCCCAATATTGTCTTGAACACTCATTGATTTCATAATTAATTTTTGGTCTTTGTTTTGTTGTTTTTGAAAAAAAAACTATTAGTGTCATATATCCAATCTGGTTGCAACCAATCAATTATATCAAAATGGCAACTTATTGCGATAAATTTTTTATTTAATTTTTTTATTGTTTTGTTAATTGCCATACTGGCTATTTTTGCAATTTCCCTATTAACAACAGAAGTAAATTCATCGAAAATTATTATATCATTATCGGTCAATATTGCTTTGCATAAATCAACACGCATTTTTTCGCCTTGCGAAAGTACTTCATATTTTTTAAGCCATGAGGGTATGCTTGAAAACCCAGTAATATTAAATATTTTTGTTATTTCTTCCATACTTTTGTTTTTTGGCATTTCATCAATTATGCTTTGGTTTGTATATATATTATAATTATTATAATATTGTTTAAATATTTGTTTGGCAATTGTTGTTTTGCCTGTTCCCGAATTTCCTACTATTAATCCAATATTCCAATTTTCTTGTTCAATCGGGATTTCGCCTTCAAAATGCTCTTGGAAATTATTATTTTTCAAATCATATTTCCCGATTATATTTTGATTTCTAAATGTTTTTAAAAATTCAATATTTTTTATAATGTTAAAACTTGGCATTTATATTTATCCTTTAATTTATTATACGTTTTTTCTTGTTCTATTTCATTATCGCATTCTATAACTATTTGATACATATGTTCTAATTCAATATTTTTTATTGGTATTTCAAAATCGTCATGCAAAAATTTTATTTCAGAATTGCTAAAATGAACTTTTTTCAAAATATCAATATCAAACTCTTTTAATAATTCAAAATCCCAACCGCCCAATTCAACAAGTTTATTGCTTAAAAGTAAGTACTTTTCTTTTTGCTTTTCGGTCAGACCTGTAACTCGTATAACCTCAATACTTTTATGCCCTAATTTTTTTAAAGCATCATATCTGCCATGCCCGGCAAGTATTGTGTTGTTTTCATCTATTATTATATTTTCTATATAGCCAAATTCTTTTATAGAGTTTTCTATTTGTTCATCGGAATGTTTTTTCGGATTTTTTTTATTTTTGATTATATCCCCAATATCAATATTCACTGTTTGTTTTTTCATAAAGTATTCAATTGCCCCATTGTACGCACATACCTTTTTGTTGCCCGTGATTTCTTTTGTGCAATAAACTCGTTTTTGATTGCATTCTCTATCATTTTGTGTGATATTACCCCTGTTGATATTCCGTCAATACATACCTCAAGTATATTAGATACACCAACTTTATATTTTATTTTATTCTCTAACTCTATATTATAGTTTTTAATAAATTCAAGTTTGCTTTTGGGTAATGTTATCGAAACATTTTTAAACATTGTTATTCTCCCTCTTTTGATTCGTTACGTATTGCAAATGAAACGACGTATATCTTATCATTTGCATATTTTGATTTTACCTCATCAATAAATTCTGTCAGTTTTGATTGTGTGCATGGGTTCTTATATACCCAGGTATTTCCTGAAGTATCACGCCGCATAATTGCATAGTATTTTGTATGTGTATTGTCTATTTCGCCTACTTCACCCGGGATTGTTTCGACTTTTCTGTTCGGTAAGAATATACCCATATTGCCCCCGTTAAAAAAATAACCCGGAACAAATTAATGTTTCGGGTTTTGGTTTTTTATTTTACATGGTAACCAACCATAAGTAAAGTATAGCATATCAATATTATTTTGTCAAGTACCTAAAATAATATTTTTTATTTCAATATTCCAATCATTCCCAATATTGTCGACAGAACAAATACAATCGCAGATATAATCCATATAATTTGAACAAATGTCAAACCCTTTCTATAATATGGACAATTTCCGTCGTGATTATATTCTTTGAAATCTGCTAAATAATACTCGGTTGTGTAACTGCCTTTTAATGGTATATGGCATAAATGGTTGGTTGTTGCACGATTACAATTTTTACAATATACTTTCATTTTTTTATATACCGCCTTTTATATTTCATTACCCACGGGGCTTTTGACGGTGGGATAAAATGAATTGCATAATGGCAATCATGACATAAATGTATTAAATTGCTTATGTCATCCGTTCCGCACTTGCTCCTATATTGCATGTGGTGTATCTCGCATGCAATACCCCAGCAACGCCGACCAACGCCACGTATACCCGTTACTGCTTCACATCTGCCCTCGCTTCTTCGTTCTATTGCATTAATAACCTTTTGACTTATCATTCTATTTCCTCAATAGTTACCCGTACTTTTTTACAACCATTTTTAATAAATCCCAATTTACTTTTTCGGATATTTGGAAGCCTAAGCTCGTAAATATAAGCACACTGCTCAATAAAGCCATTCCATTCAATATGCTTATACCAATTATTTCCTACATATCCGACATAACTTTTCTTTTTAAGTTTCATTGGCTGTATTGCTACCAAATCACCTGCCTTGCAAGAATTTAATGCTACGAATTTCATTTTATTTCTCCTTTCCGTTCACCTTGCTATCCCACCGGTAACTGGCATAAAACATAATGATAATGCAAATCATTAAAACAGAACAGATGATTAATAGTCTAAGCATTTTATCCCCCCTTAATATTTTATGCTTCTTTTCTTGTATTTCCTTACATCGCAATGTGTTTTGATATACCTGTCAAAAGAGTCTGCCAATTTTGATAATGCCTTTTTGAGTTTCCTTAAGTCTTTAGGCTTCATTTGTTTTCTCCTTTAACCTTTTCATAATGTGCTTCTTTTAATTCGTTTTTAGAGTCAACAAATTGAATTTTCAGGTATTTGATTAGAGCGTCGTATTGGTCTCTTAACCCGTTGCATCTGTTGTAAAGCATATTGATATTGTGTAACAAATGTTCATCATATCTTTCTACCTTATTCAATTTTTCCTCTAACTTACAAACTCTTTTGATTGTTAAAATTGTTACCGCATAACAAAGTGCTACTAACATACTAATACCAACAATTAACTCAATCATAATCCCTCCTATTGATTGGCTTCAAAAAATGCCTTTGCGAAACTATAAATACATTTTGCACGACTTCCACCATCTCCACCATTAACACCACTTCCCCATACAGGATTAGTGGAACGGCACATATTTGAAGGTATTGGGTTACACAATAATGGTTTTTCTGGTTTATTAAACATACCCCATAAATAAGTTTTTTTGTGCATACACTCCCCATATTCAGATTGCTTATATTCAAAGTAAGGTTTTCCTAAAAACCATTTCAAAAAACCTGTACCCGGATTTTCTAATGCCCAAAATTTCAATGGACTATGCCTTTGATGTTCAGTTATTTTATATTGACATTCCCATATAATCCTTAAGCACTCTTTGACTAAAAACATCCCTTGTTTTAAATCTCTTGGTATTTTCGCTTTACTACGTGCCAGTGAAAACATAGTACAAGGCGGATTTGCAATAATACCATAAACATTATCGGGTGGATTGTAATTCTCAACACCTATTTTTTGCCCTATACATCTAACATCATACCCTTGCTCTTTGTAAACTATGCTATCCGTTCCCATATCAGCACATAAATGCAATATGATTTTGGGCTTCCCGGTACGTTCATCAATATTGCTCATTTATCCTCCGTCAATAAAATAGATGTTAACTCCTGATAATCGCTTATACATTTACTTTGATATTTAATATAGCATAATAACCCGACAATTATTGATGCTGATATTATAACATACCAAAATAATACTAATTTTAATTTGTTATATTTATCTCTTATCTCAAAATATTGTGTATTCCTATGAGAACTAACATATAGATTTACTGACATTATTTCCCCTCCATTAGTTTTGATTTTTCTATCTCAAATACAATATCTGCATTTTTGCCTGTATGTAACCGCCATATCTTACCGTCAAAACTTGGTACAAGCCCACGTTCCCATAGTTTGTTTGAGCTTGAATAATCAAAATTATATTTAATGTCAAAATATGTGGATATATATGCCCTCACGGAAGCCCACACGGAATCCCACACGGAAGCCCACACGGAATCCCACACGGAAGCCCACACGGAATCCCACACGGAATCCCCCACGGAAGCCCTCACGGAATCCCACACGGAAGCCCACACGGAATCCCACACGGAAGCCCACACGGAATCCCACTGTTTTAACAATGCAATATCGTTTCCTGTTACCTTTTCAATTTTAGGTAACATCAAAGGATTAACAATCGGTTTGATTATCAACTGTGGCACAATGGTTTTAAAATCTAAATTTAAGCAAAATTGTTTTACTTTGTCGCTGTCATCAATAGTATTTAACTGGTCAACCTTGAACTCTTTTGTTAACGGATTATATTCGTATTTATTTAGTATATCCTCATCTTTGCCTTTATAACCGAAATAATCGGCTATGCTTGTGTGTGAATCGGGTTCGTAACTAAACTCTTTTTTCAAGCATTTTTCTCTTAATGTCCAATCAAAATACATAATTTTACCATTTCCATCTGAGACTAAACTAAATAATTTACACATTTTTACCTCCGATTAGTTTTGATTTTAAATCGTTTAACATCAAGATAGCCATATCACTACTCCCATTCATTTTAACTAATTTTCTCTCCTCATCAACCAACTCAATAAAATGGTTTGTGAATGCTTCGTGGAGTTCTTGCTTGAATTGTTCAATATATTTTACAACAATAACATTTTGTTCTTTTTCTGTATCAAATTCTATATACTCATCAAATATTCCATCAACCCTTTCCTTAATCGTTTGTTTCGTGTTATCTTTATAGTTATCACAACCCTCACAATCTGAACCGACACAACTGCTACGCTTACAAGTTTCTTTTCTCATTTGCTTTTAGTCTCCTGCATTAAATTACTATTTTCGTAAATATTCCCTGCAATCACCATTTTTTTTGTATATTTTGGAAGCATATCTGGAAACGTTCTTGTACCGCACAAACAACCTTGAAAATGTACCCTGTTCATTTGAAAACCTATATGTTTATCTGCACAATCATTATCGTGATAAAAAACTTCATAGGCGACATAGTTTTCTTTTTCGTAATCATTATCTGCTGGAAACCTTAATAAATCGCCCTCATAAATTTCTTTATCATTCTTGTCTTTTAATCCTGTGTATTGCATAAGTTCACAATCATATTTTGAGTGATAGAAATCGTAAGGTACTCCGTCATTAATAATATCTATTTTATTGTCAAAAAAATCAATTCTTGCAATATCTTTATTATCAATCATTTCTTTTATTTTTCTATTCCACGCACGAAATTTTATCTCTCTCATTTGCTTTTAGTCTCCTTTATTTTCCATATATTACAGCCTTTCATCCACGGCTCTATTCCGCAATCACACCATATACTATACCAACTATCCATATAAAATTTATATCCAATCCAAAACCTTGTGGTATATTTATGTCTTGTCATATCTTTCCTGAATACCCATTTACTACTTAAATAAATAATAAGCAACCAGAAATAAATTTTACGGAATTTTCTTTTCATCTACTTTCCCTCCGATTCACGTATCTCTCTTGAGATATTACTTGATAACTCATAAAGTTTAACATTGCCAGATTCTAAATATTCGTTTACAAATTCAAAAAAATCACTTAATAACTTCCTGTATGCGTATGAATTTTCTTTACATCTTTTAATTTGCATTGCATCACGTGCCATCATTAAATCTCCAATCCTATCTAACAATTCAATAATAAATTGTCTTTGTGTTTTATTCATTTATCACCTCGCTTTGTATATTAAACAAATCTTTGCTATAAAAATCGCACATCATATATTGTGATGAATTACTACTTAATTGTATCCATTGCTTTGGTTGTATATGATAATGTGGTTTATACCACGTACAGATTTTACACTCATCTTCAACCATTGCTACATCGCCTTGTTTATGACAATACAAATCTTCTTTAAGAATAATTTTTAACATTATTCTTCACCCTTTAGTTTTGCGATGTTTTGCTTGATTTTGTCTTTTAATAAATTAAATAGTATTTTTATTGCAATATCAATATTTTCGTTTCTGTTTTCTATATCTTCAAACTCGTACTCTTCCGGCACAACCTTATCCAGTAGCCCTGTGATGTAATCGGTGAGTTCTTTAGGTATATCTGTAGTTGTTGAATATAATATTTCTCTGACACTACGTTCTATCTCGTTCATCTCACTTCACCCCCAGTTTGGTTAGTTCTTTTTTTATCTGACAAGGTCTGCAATCGTCCCACAATTTTTTACAATGTGTCATACTGCGGCATATCCTCTTAAGCATAAGGATTTTGGATTTTTTTATTTCTTCATATATCAATTCTGAACATTTCTGAATATCAATATTTTTAGTACGTCTATAATAATGTGCTAATAATATTTTTTCTATGTTGTTTGGTGGTTTCATCTTAACCTCTCTATCATTCCCTTTAATAATTTCACTGCTTCCGATTTTATCTCTGACTTCTTAATCTTCAAATTACCACATTGTCCGCCCCGCACCGGCCGCACATAGTAGTTGTTTGTCTTATTGAAGCTGAGCACATTTCCATAGGAGAAATTCACGATCCAGACATTGTCAGTAGAGTTTACGACGGTAGTAGACGACCAATAGTAATCGCTTTTAAAATCCATATTACTTGCAGGGTCACACTTACTATAATCTATACAACTTACAAGTTTTTCTATCATAGGTAATCTCCAACCTTTTCCTAACTTCTTACAGTAATCTACTGCTTCCTGCCAAGTCATCTGCTTATCTGCTGTCTTTCCCCATTGTAATTTTTTCATTTTCCCTCCCAGGGCATCACTACTTTTGTGTCTTTGTCTAATTCTTTTATACTTATCACTGCCGAAGCTAATAAAAAATCTTTCGTTTGTATCAATCTGCAATAAATACACCCAAAGTCAAAGTCCTTATACTGCTCTCTTGTCTTTCCTATGTTGATTATGTCGGAGACGACTAATACTTCATTATAATGAAAAGTATCAATATTAAATAAATTTACGAAACCATTATAATATTCCATTGCTTCTAATAATTCTATCCCAAATTCCTTACTCAACAAAAACGCTAACATAGGATTATCAGGACTATATACTGCCTTGTATTCCTTGCCTGACTTCTTAATCTGTTCTGCTAACTTATCTACTAACTCATGATACTGTGTCCAGTTGACTTTTATTGTTTTCATTTTATTTATTCTCCCATATCTTCATACAGTTCCGGGTCATCTCTGCGGCTGTCGTTTTCGCTATCTGCCATATCGGATAAAACATCACTTGCCGACCTTGTGTCTATTTTATCGCAGTTACTACCTAAACATTTATCTTCTTCGCATTCTTCACAAATACTGTGATTATACCTTTTCAATGACTGCTCAATTTTCTTTTTGCTTTTCATTGTTTACCCCCTATTTAGTATTATCTATCCTTTCACGGTTTTTTAAGTAGAATGTTATTGCT